CAAAACCTAACCCTATATCCAAATCAGTATCAACAATTAACGGGCCGGTCATAACCCCACCATTTCTAGTTGTAGCGGCGTCCCCCCAGCTTTCCCACTCTATACCGTTGTTTAATCGTCTTAAATACTGCGTGCCTGTGGCGTTACCCCAAACCCTAATTTTGACTGAATCAACAGTATGCGAGCCTTCGTCCACCACCCAAACATCAGATATGCCGACATCCGTCAAGGTTATTGCCGCCCCCGTGGGCAGTGGTGGCATAGCATCCATATCCGCGTATGACTCAACAGACAAAAGACTGAATATGTTTTCAGCATCTAAAAATATATTTGTCCAGCTTGCACCGCTATCAAGCGAAGGCTGGTTGCCGATATTGTTATTTATATTTGAAATCCAATAACGCCCGTCATCTCGAACAACGTCAGAAGATGAATAAATCTGTACTGAATTCCAGTCTGCGCCAAAAACTAAAGCTGATGTCCCTCCAACTGGGTCACGACTTAGCAATTGAACCCCTGCCGAAGTCCTTAGTACTGCACGATATGACCCGCTACCAAAAACATTAGGGCATCGACCATCACCATTTAAAACTAAAGGGTTTGAATTGGGTATTTTTTCAGATGAATCAGCGTAAGTTGTTTTTCTGACAGTGTTGGAGCCAGACTCGTAAAAATCTATTAAGCCGCTAACAAGCGGGTCTCCAGAGGCATTAAAAAACTGTTCAAATGAGTCTACTAATCTTGGCATTTTATGGCCCCTTAAAAATTATCATTGGCTATTTTTGATAGCGTTTCTAGTATATCTTTTTCGTTTGGCGTAAAGGCTTCTTGCACCGGCTCAATCGCTTTATCGATCAGTGATCTTGTAATACCTTTATCTGGGGCATCTTTAGCCACTCTCGAAATGATACCCTCTAACGCCCTTGATCCTTGAGTCTTAAACTTTTCTTCAATAGCGTTAGCCATTCTAGCTTGCAAAACAATATCACCATCAAACTTAACCCCATACTTTCCCAGCGTTCCCTGCATGCTATCTAAAGCGGCAATCATGGCCTCGCGGCGATCTGTATTGTTGGCAAATGATCTAGCCCTAGTGCCTAACGCGCCAATATTTGACAAGTCAATCTTTTGACCAACTGCGCTTTGAATTGCGTCAATAGATGTTATTGCGTCCGAATATTTTTGATTTGCTTTTGCGTAATCTTCAAAGTTATCCTTAAGGGTCTGATTTAAGTCGGATCTAAGACCTTTTACAGCCCTCTCGGCCTCTCCAGATAAACCACTATCTATGGTTCCGTATGACGTTCTTTGATCTATCAAGCGCTTAGCAAAATGAACATCGTCAGCATTAACCGCGTTACTTTTAAGCCTTTTTGCTAAATTGCTAATAATATCCTTTGCTTTGCCGCCGCCTTTTATGTCAAGCGCTGAACCTTTAAAATTGACCACTCCGGTTTTTGGATTATAATTAACACGCAAGTTAGCCATGGCATCTTTAAAATTGGCTTTTGCCTGCGTAACATCTACCGGCTTCCCCTTTAGGTTTCTTTTTACTATTTTATCTATCGAGGCGCCAGACTCGTCAGCTATTTTTTTTACTGCAATTATTCCTTTTGACATCGAGTCGCCAACAACATCGCCCACCCTTTCAGTTACTCGCATAGGGTCTTGTTTATATCGGCCAACAATACCAAGCATTCTTTTTGCTGCTTTTCTGTCAACAGGGTTTGAGCCCTTAATTCCAGCCACCAAGGCAGGATCACCAGTTTGATCTATTGCTTTTTTAAGTAGCGCAATTTTCTGAGGCTTGCCATCCTTTACTAAAAACTTAGCTAAATCAGGGTTAAGCGGGTTTTCATCTAGCTGCTTCATTATGGATTTCTGAGAATTAGTTAATTTTCCATAATTAAACAGCTTAGGCAAAGCAATGCCGGTTCCAGCAGTTAATGCACCCTCTAGCGCAATATCTTGTGGGTTAAATTCTCCGCCAGCCGCAGCCTCAACACCCTGCAATACGCCCTCTGTAGCCATTCCACCCACAACAGTAGCGGCAACACCTGGCAATCTTCCAGAGCCAGTAAAAGCTGCCATTCTTGCTGCTGGCTGGACAACATCCATAGCGCTAGTGCCAGGCTTGTTGATCATCATTTGTTGGCCGGTTTTATTGTTTGCAGCGATTAAGTTTCCTTGCTCATCTTGAGATATCCCGATATCTGGATCGGCATTTAAAAGCATTCTTGCTTGCTCGTTAATATCGGTTGCAGATAACAATCCCGCTGATAAAGTAAATCCTGCGGAAGCGCTTAAGTCAGGAAGGAACTGATTTATTTTACCTGTGATTTCCGGTAACTCTTTTACAGCTCTAGTATCTTTGCGCTGACCTTCAAGTGATTGCAGCTCATCGACAAGCGGTTGTATTTTACTAACATCACCTTGCGGCTGCAAAATAGAAAGTTCACTCTTTATTTCATCAATTCTAGCGGCGCTTTTTGGTTGAGCGCCTTCCAGTGCCCTAACTTGAGACTCGATATTTGATGATCGCTCTATACCTAGGGACACGCTTGATCTGTCCGATGGCTTAATGGTCGGCTCTTTAGGTGCCGCCTCCTGCTGTCCGGTCAAGCCAAAATCTTCTTGCGTGGCAATCCCTGCGGCAATAGCTTTGCGCATAATAACGTCTTTTGGGGTTCCTTCAGGCACCCCTTTTATAATCTTACCGCTAGGTAATTGCACATCCACTATAGCTCACTCCAATTAATAACGCTTGGCGCGGCTGATTGTTGTCCGCCTCCCCCTAGCTCATTTTCCATTCGCTGAATCTTTCTATCAAACGACTCAAGGAACGCATCAAGAGCAGCGTTTTTAACATCTTCTCCAGCATTAGGATCACCAAGCGTAGCTTTAAGTTTTTCGCCTTCCTTCTCTGTAAATGCGGCGCCGAAAGTAGGCTTAAGCAATGGAAGCAATTCATTATCAATAATCGCAATATATTTTGCCCTAGCCGTAGCACCTTTGGTTGAACCAAAACCCAATTCTTTAGCGGCTATATCAAACCCACGGCCAACCATCGTCTCAGTGGCAAGTGGAGCCAAATCTCTAAGCTGAGAAACAAAACTTTGTACGCCCTGATATGATGCTTTTGCTTTCGTTAGATCGTTAGACGTTTCTCCAGCAGATACCGCCTCCGCTTCCGCCATCTTTATAGAGCGTTTTATCTCTGGCAATAATCTGCCCTGAACAGATAGTTTTGCTGCCTCTGATGCCCCAGACGAAGCCCCTTTGATTTGCGCTTGACTACCAGCAACCTGAGAAGTCAAATCTCCGCTTTTCGCTATTCTTTCCTGCGCTGACTCGCCAGCCCTAGCTTTTAATCCGAGATCAACACGCTTAGCGTCAAGCGTTTCTTGATCGCTGAGACCTTCTGTTTTAAATTTAAAGTCAGTTATTGAAGCGGTCTCTTTTGATTTATCAATAGCGCCTACAGTTGCAGCCATAAGCTGCCTGGCTTTGTCGACATCGCCATTAGCAACCATGTTGACTATATTCTGTGTGTTAGCTATATCTCGACCCTGCAATCTAAGCGAGTTTAGTCGCTGTCGACCAAAACTTAAAAAACCTTGAATATCATTCGAGTTTAAATAACCTAGGCCCACTTTTGCATCACGAATATAGTTATTAATGTCTTGAGCGCTTTTTGCGTTAATCTTTTCGCCAATCGTATAAGCTAATTCAGGGTCGACGTTATAAAGCTCATCTAAATCTTCTCCGCCGCCAGCCTTCATAGCCGCACCCGCTAACTCTCTGGCCTTACCTTGCCTACCAACCTCCTGCCCGCGCTGGAACTCACCAACAATATCAGGCGCCTTTGAACTTAAAATAGCATTAGCTAACACTTGAGAAACCATTATGATCCACCCCCATAACTCTGTGCAAATATTCCAGCTAGACCGGCAAGTTGTTGAGCTGTCTGCCCTTTTCTTTGAGCGCTTGCAATGCCCTGCAATCCTGATAATTCGGCTCCAGCCAATCTAGACTGTATCTGTGGAGCAACAACACCCATCCTAATATTCCCCATTTGAGTACCAAGAGCTGACTGAAGTTGAGCCTCTCCGACTCGGCCTTGCTCACTGAGCTGAGAAACGCTAGAGCTTAATCCTCGCGCTGTTTTTACAAGCGGCTCTAGCTGTGCCAATCGGCGCTGTATAATGTCCGATTGTTGTGCGCCAGCTAACTGAGCCCCTGCGGCAATAGTTGCACCACCGCCAGCCTCACCTGCCGCATTAGCGCCGCGCATCAACTGTTGCCTTTGGCGTCTCTGAAGCTCTTGATCGAACTGAGAAACTGGAATTCCAGAGATAGCGCTTCTCTGCGCATCCTGCCCCCTAAGGCCAAGTAGCGATTGCTGCTCATCAAGCCCGCGAAGATCAATTTGTGAGGCGAGCGGGTCAATTCCAGCGCGTGCACCCTCTCGCAATAGCCTAATTTGCTCAGACGATCCCTGCTGCAATATATCTAAAGCAGGATCGGTTCGAGATGTTATGAGCTGATCTATATTTTTAAATTGATCTGGGCTTGCTGCCTGCTGTATACCTTCTAAAGCTGCAAGCACGGCCCTAGGGTCTTGCTCTATCTCCCCCCCTTCCGTCTCTGTCCCCTGAAGGGCAGTATTTAATTGACCGGTAAAGTCACTAGCTTGCGAAGCAGACAGTTGGGTCTGATTGTTAAATTGTGGTTGATCGGCAAACGCTACACTCCCCAGCGCTGTATCTGCTCCACGATAAAGCATTTCAGCGGGTAAAGGATTACTTCTTGTCATAGCCATAATTAAGAACTCCCTAATGGGGCAAAAGGATCTTCGCCCTGCCTAAAGCCAAACTCATCTACTTTTTGGCTTCTTCCGCCATAGACCTGCCCAGCAAGACCAGCCAAAGACTCCGCAGCGCTTGATTGAAATTGCTGCCCAGCCACATCACCAAGCAACCTTGCCTCATTCGCCCCCGTTGCAAGCTGCGCAAGTTCTGGCGTTTGACCGATAAGGACACTTGATCGTTGCGCCGCCTGACTTCCTGCAATATCTCCGAGACGCTGCAGTCCACGCTGTCGGATTTGCGCGATATCTGAAGTTGCCGCCAAGCCCTGTTGTCCAGCTCCGATCATAGAATCAGTAAAGGCGGGTGTGGCAGAACTTACGGCTAGATCACCTTGCCGCTCAACCTCACGACCAACCGGACCAGAAAGATTAAATTCTGGACGGCTTCGGATAAAGTCAGTTGATGCCTGCTTGATTGAATTAGCTATTTCTCCGCTAACAGGAAGGCCAGATAAAATATCCTCCTGCGCCCTCTGAAATGCTTGCGTGTCAGCAAATGGCGTCATGGCCTGCTCGGCCTCTTGAGCCGCCAAGCCAGCAGTGATGGCCGCATTCTCATTAGCCAATAAAATATCAGCCTCGGCTTTCCTGCCTGCATTGGATAGTGTTTCAGCCGCTTCTATGTTTGCTCTACGCTGAGATGAGGCCGCCCGTTGCTGGGCCTGCTTATTGTCTCTTTGAGCCTTCAAAGCAACCGCAGTGGCTATAACTGCTGATGTTATTGCTGCCATTTATAGCACCTTTTGATATAAGCATTCATTTAGATTATACCCCATTTTCTCATAAATTATTTTAATTGATTCAGGCATAGAGCTGGTCATATAAGCCATATTCCAATATTTTACACCGGCATTTTTTGCCCTGACTTCTATTTCTTTAAGAAGCAATAACCCGCCGCCAGAACTTCTATAACCCTCATCAACCCACCAAGCAAGCTCCGTTCCCGCTACAACGTCAAAATTTGCCAATAATGGTCCTTTAATGCCACAAACAAACCCTTTTGGACCATTAATATCAAGAACCAAGCACAAGCCATCATCTATTGACTTGACTAGCATGCATACAACTGCATCTTCTTGGAATTCTTCTTCCTTATATTCAGTATGAGACCAAAACTCACGGCTCATATCAACGATCTTTGGAATATCTTCTTGTGTGCAATCTCTAATCAACATTAAAAAACATCCCAAAGATTAGTCGGCCATTTACCGAGGTGTCACCAAATCCGCCAACTGGCTCAGATCGGTGCATTAAGTTTGAGTCAAATATCAGCGTCCTATTTGGGATCATCGAGCACATTTTTAATATCTGCCACTTTTCAGGCGTGTTGTAGTCTTCTTGCCAGACTGATAACTGCCTGTCATTGATCGGAGTTGAAAACATACCCGTATCTTTGTGGATAACAAAAGATGTCCCTCCAATACAGTCCTCCAATCTGTTCACGTACATTATCATAGTGTACTGCGCCATTGCCGCATCTGTGTGAGATTGGTGGGGAGCGTAATCGCCAACCTTGCTCAATCTAACAAACATGCCAAGAGGGTCTATTTTTTTATTAAATAGATTTGTTACTTTTTGTAACACTTCCTCTTTTACTTTATCAGGGATGTCAAAGCTGGCTCCAGGGTAAAATATTCCATCCCCGGGGTTCTCAACTCCAGAATACTCAACATTATCACAATATTTTCTAAATGATTCGAAGTCGTCCAGAAAATCATCAATTATGATCTCGCTACCCATCCAGTATTACCCTCCCCTGACTGCTTAAAATAAATTCCTGTGCCGGCTGCACTTGCAGTATCAACGTACCACCTGCCAGCGCTTGCTATGATAACACCTTCTGGAGACCCTGACCCTGTTAATGGGGGTGATACAGCATCCGTTATTTGAGCCATCCAAGTGTGAAACGCTGTAGTTGATACGCCATTTTCATCTAATATAAAATCAGTAATGGAGGGAGCTTGAATTTCGCTAGGCAAGGTCGGCCTCCGCTTTTATGAATACCACCTTAGTAGGGCTTGAGCACTCAAACTTAAGCACTCTTTGTCGTGGAAAGCTTCCCAACCTTGGCCATATAGGACGCTTATTGTATTCCCCTAAAGCTCCTATAGATTTTTCTATATAGCCCTTATATGTTCGCCCCCCATCATCAGACCATGATAAAGCCATTTTAGGGTCAGAGCCGCCAACGCCATAGATCGGAAACCCCAAGGCTGTTGTCCCTGACTGAACGCGGGCATCATTCGCAAGCCCTTGACCCGCATCAACAACAGCTTCAATGGATACAACGCTAGTGGAGTTGCCTGTATTATCAAATGGGCGTGTCGTGATAAATCTAGGGGTCATAACGCCGTACTCAGTATAAACATCCTCTCTAAGTTCACCTATAGAGCCAGACTGCAAATCACCAACAATCGATAACCCATAGGCATCTAATATGTGCGAAACCCGATACCGTGAAAGCTGCTCTCCATCAATAGACTGCCTTTCGTGCCATCTCTGGTTCGCTATATCGTATACATAACAGGTGTCAGGCAGGGATATGCCAAGCATGAAAGCGCCAGACTCAGAATAAGCCCATGAAAATATTGAATCATCGTTATCTTCGATATTTATTTTTGACAGCTCGTTATCAATAGCCAGTGTGGATATTTTTTGTTTTCTTCCCCCCGATATAATCCAAACGGAGGGGGTTTCATTTGAGCCAGAACCAACAAACGCAATCCCACCCCCAAAATTAATAATTGTTTTCGGAGCTGAAACACCAACGTCTAAAACAGCGCCAGAAATGGGAGAGAATGGGCTTGGCGCTCGACCGATATCCCTAAAAAGCTGAACCGTCTTTAATCCAAAAACATAAAGCTGATTATTTAAAACTCCCAACCCCCTAATTTGGTCTGGATCGGCAGATGCGACATTGAAGTCAAGCGCGTCATAGCCAGTCAAGCCATTATTTAATGGCGAATTAAAGAACTTCTTACCATCTGCTTTATGAAAAACAAAATAACCACTTGCATATACCACAGAGCTGGCAGGGCCATCAAAATTAACATCTATAATCTCCGCTAAAGAATCTGGTGATTGCGTAAATATATAACTAGCACCAAGCGTAATAAGGTCTGGCGCTGCGGTTATACATAGTTGCGTTCCATTGTCAGCCATGTAAACCCTTTCTTGGCCAGCAATAAAACCTACATCCTCATAATTATAAGAGTAAACGCCAGATGATATAACCCTATTTAACCTATAGAGGCTAGAGCCTATAACAAAAAAAGGCGTACCCGCAAAAACATGCGCTCCACGACAATTATCCAACACGGAGCCATCGACAACGCTTTGTATCCCCTCGGTAGGAAATAGGTTAGCGTCAGTCACCGTTGATGTCTGCGGGACGCTCGGCCTCCAGTTTACTGCTCTTTGCGCACTAATCGGTAAAGAGTCTGAAACATAAAAGCCGTTTGCTATAGGTAGTGTAACTCTCATTATTTGACCCGCACAATAATATTGGTAACAAGGAGGTTAACGGCGTCACTATTATTCTCTATAAAAATCTCAATATAATCACCCTGGGAAAGCGTTTCCAGCCACATCAGAGTCATTGTCCTAGGGTCGCCAGAATCACCCCTAGCCGTTATTCCTGTTGACGGGATAATCACGCCGTTAATAGCTATATAGCCGGTCATATCTTTGTTCGTCCCAGAAACAGGTGACAAAGCTAAACTAACGGTCACATCACTTACTGATGACCTCTCTCCATCATAGACAACCCTTCCGGCTGCTGTCGATGTGAACTGAGAAGCACTGTTTTCAACCCATGTTCCCGCAACTAAAACAGGGGTGTCCACAGATGCAATGACTGTTGCCGTTGCATTATTATTAAAAGATGTAAGTGCGTTTATAAAGGTGTCATCTATCCCTCCGCTTTCAGAAAATGAGTATCTAACATCGCTTGAAGTTAAGTTTTCTAGCGGGGTCACACCTCCAATAAATTCGCACGATGAGACTTTAGCGATCTGCCCAGACAATACATTCCCGCTACTGACCAGCCCCGATATCCCAAACGCTCCAGCAGGGGCGGTAACTTGAAGGTTTTGAATTTCCAGACTTGAATAAACATTCACCCCAAGATCAACTGCTTTAAATCCAGCGTTAGCGCTAACTATTCCCATCCTATCGATGGATAGAACAGATGTTGTTGCCCCACCCTCGGTATACCCATCAGTTGCAAGTGTAAAGCCGCATAAACTAAAGACAATGCCTATAATATCCTCACATGAACCAAGACTATCGAGTGTGCCGGAACAATTAATAATATTAATTATAGTTGACGGGGAGGTGTTTGATATCTCTAATAAGGCCGAACTTGGGGCGTTAAAAAATATATTTTTTATAATCAGATTGTCGTTATCTAAACCATAAAAAAGGCTATCAGGCCCAGCGTATGACAAAACAGATATATAAGGCTGCCCAGAAAAAACAACATTTCCCGTCAGTGAGAATGGGCTACTAACCACCACATTCGAACCGATGTAATATTCATAACCATCTGACAAAGGTATCCTTCCCGCAACTGCGGCTGGAAAATCCGATGCTTGATTTATGATTATTCGATTAGCCGGCTTTAACCCGTCAGTGTCAGCACTTATAAGTATCTCCCCTGTTGATTCACTTAACGATATGCTTGATCCAGCCACTAAACTTCTAAAATCAGGCGCGTCCGATGTTGGATCATCAACAAGCGTTGCACCACTATCATTAAAGCTGAAGTCAGTATTTATAGTTATGCTATTCTGGGCATCAATACCAACACCAATCCCGAAGCCACCAACTATATTCCTAATGAGATTAACAGCCCCCTGCTGATCTAAAACGGGCGATCCGGTCGGGTCACCATCTTGAGCGATGGACCCAGTAACGCCAAGAGCCGCATAAAAATCAGCATCGCTAATTCGGTAATTCTGGCCATTAATAACGAAATCAAAGTATGACCCTGAGGGTATTTCCGCGTCCGCCGTGAACTGACTTTTTTTAATGCCGGTCGTAACATTGTTAACCATTATTTCTCTACCTGTAGTGAGTAAGCTACCCCTTGTGCGTCTGCATAGAAGCGATCATCTAATACCCCGTTGTAATTTCCAGAGCCGATCGGTAGCGTAGAAGGAAATTTCGACACATTAACCGAATCAATAGAGATTGACATAAGTGTTGAAAGTGTTTTATCTGCCCAAAAACTTATTAGTGGGTTTACAGGCTGCGATGAGTATTGCGGCCACAACGAAAGCGCTAGATTTTTGACGATACCAAGCCTAGCGGAATCATAAGCTGTCACCACGTCATCAACATCAGTCAGCGCGGTATAACCCACATCAATACCTTTGGCTGCAAGTTTGGCCATCATCCTATTTAAGTATCTTAGTCCGTCAGTAAGCTCACTAGGGGATATTTCAGTTTTTGACTGAATGACCTCTGCGTAAGCTCTGCTTATTAATTCTCTAGCCCTCATCTGTAGACTCCGGCGCTACATTTCCGCCACGCTCAGTTAATAATGGGTTTGATCTGGATGAATAAAAATTGTATGGATAATCGTTATAATTGCCTGAACCTTTAGATAAGTTTTCAGGGTATGGTGTGTAGCCGGGCTGCTTGAATGACATCTCCAGCAAGGACATAAAACCTTCCTCGGCCTGCTTAAATAAGTCTTGACTGGTTAAAGTTTCCTTATATACCGGACTAATAACAATAGCCAAGTTTTTTACAACAGCATCGTAAGCGCCATCATCAATAGTAACATTGTCGCCTAGGCTGCCAACAATCGTATAACCAAGATTAACGCCACGAGCCGCAAAATCTAGCATCATAGCGTTAAGGTAAAAAACGCCAACACTGGCGTCATAAGATTCGATAGGCGTTTCTGCTGGAGAAACAACAATCTCTCTAAGGGCGTCTTGTACTACGTTGTAAGCCGTTTCCACTATCTGCCGCCTTTTTCTTTTTGCGCTTAACTTCCCATTTTTGGGATTCTGCAAGCTTTTTCATTTCTACCGTATCAGCTAATTCAATTTCTGAGCCGGATGGTCGAATATAAATAGACATATATCACCAAAAAAAGGGGGGTTTTTACACCCCCATAATATTAAGACCCGTACAATTGACCGGCAAAGAATGGATTCATTACACCGTAAGCTGGACGGAAATCAAATCTAACCATCTGCTTATTCTCTCGGAAGCTAACACCCTTCGATACGCGGAACTGCAAACCATCTTCTGTAGTTGCAACTGTATCAGTAGAGTAAAGCTTCTTAATTGGAACCGATCCAATCGAGAAAGCTTCTTTATGCCAGAATAGATTCGGCTGAATCAATGTAGCAGCAGCTCCACCAAGCGTAACCACATCACCAGACAATGGCGATTGAGACACAGTATTGTATGCGCCAGCAGCTTCGAATATTGCAGGACCGGTAACTGTTAGGTTCCCAGCTCCAGCACCGCTAAGTGTTACCGTTTCTGTAACTGTGCCAGTCCAAAGAACAGCCGCACCAGTATCATCAACAATTTGTTGACGAGTAGACAGGTTAAGACGGTTAATTGCACCAGATGCCGCTGTAATAGTTACAGTTTCGCCAGCAGAAACAACAAGGTTAGCTTGTAACGCGGTAACAGCTAAAACCTGAGTCATAGTGTCCTTAGCGTTAACATAGGTAACAATGGGGGTAGCGGTTAAAGTACCAGCTCTATCTGCACCAGCACCAGTAGTATAACTAGCTAATGTGGATGCGGTAAGAACTTTCATTCCTGCGAAGTTTTCAGTAATGGTAGCCTTCTGGTTAGCGGTCATTGCCGCAGTCTCGCCGCCCAAAGAGCGTTGATCACTGGCCAACTTACGCTGAACATAAGGATTAACCGCTGCACACCAAGGAGAATCCATGGGGACGCCGGTTGATTGCATTACTGCACCAGCTTCACCTACTTGATCCCATGTGGTTAATGCTGTACCAACAGTACCGGCAAGCAATGCAGTGTTTTTCATCATAAAGCCAGCAAAATCTAGCTCCATGTCAGTCTTGATTCGTGTTGCCATCGGGGCCAACAACTGATCGATCTGATCCATTTTTATCGCTTCATCAGCTTCAGAAAACTCAACTTCTGCTGTGAAATAATCCTGAACGACACCGGACGCCTTACCTGTAATGATATCGCTTGCAGTAGTTGCAGAAACATCACCATCTGGTGTTCGGTTAGTCTTGTAATCAGTGGGGCGCTTAAAGTCAACAGTATCGCCCGTTGAAGGGTCAAACTTGCCTGAAAGCAATTGCGTGTTTACGTTTTTACTTAGGACTCGTTCATTGTCGAACTTTTCTAAAAAAACGCGCGCTAGTTTACGTGTAAAGTTACTATCAAAATCGTTAGCCATGAGCGACTACTCCTTATTCAAATGTAGCGCCCTTTGGTCCCCTTTCTTTTTGCGGGGATGCCCTGCCATCTAAACGAGTGGCGGGGCTTGGGGCGTTACTTGGTTTTGGTTTAAGAGATAACGCTTTAGATTTAACTTCCGCTAACATCAAACCAGCTTTTACAGGAGAAGCATTGACGATATCATATAAGTCTAACGGATTAGCAGCTAAGTACTGCACCATTAGTGGCCCACTTGAATCTTCAAGCAAAGTCATGGCTAGCTCAGGCGTAACACCGTACTCAATAACGGTATCCTGTGCAGTGGATAATTGCTCGCTATCCACACCTAACTTCTTACTATTCTCTAAAAACTGTTTCTGTAATGTTTGCGAACGCTCATAATCTGCACGCTCCCTCTCTTGTTGCTGTCGAGCTGTGGTTTCTCTGCGCTGCTCTTGAATAGAATCATTCTTAGCTTTACGTAGTATCGCCTCATCTCTATCCCTTATCTTCTGCTCATAATCATCGTCATAAGCATCTGGTATGGGTGGAATAGATACATTTTCAGGTTCAGCACTCTCGTACCGCTTCCTTAACGCTTCCGCCTCCTTCCGAGCTTCATCTCGCTCACGTTCGGCCTGTCTTTGGGCGAATGTTTGCTTGTTGATTTTCTTCTGGAACCATTCCGGCGTACTTGTATCTTCTCCTGTATTTTCTTTACCCTCTTCAGGGCTATCAGGGGCTAAATCTGAACTTTCGACTTCTTTGGTTTCGTTTGACTCTTCAACCTGAGCTTCTTGCTCGATATCATCTTCAAAGGTAATTCCGCTGTCGTCGCTTTGTAGCTCACTCATAGTTGTAATCTCTTAATGCCGTGAATATGGTCACGTACCATATGTCTATTATCACATAAACAAAAACTATTGCAAACTTATAACTTATAGCTTACTTAAATCTTCCGCCTTATCCTGCGTGTCATCAATGATATCCACCTGCTGAGAGTAAGTCTCGACTAACTCAGGACTTACTATTGCATCAGCGCCCATAGCAGTCTTTAAGGCGTTCAATGTGTCAGCCTGAACCTTAAGCATCTCAAACACTTGCATCTGCCCCTTCATGCCAGCTTCGATAACAGCGTTTTGCTGCTTAACTTGCTCAGATTGTTGTTTCATCATCAAACTAAGCTCTTCCATCTGCAGTTTTTCAGACTTATTTTGTGCGTCAAGCAAGTCTTTTTGCTCTTTAATCCTAAGCTCTTCCTGCTTTAATTGCGCTCTAGCCATTACATCTTGGGTCTCAGCCTGAACCCTAGCTATTTCAGCGTTTGCAATCTTATCCTGCGCTGACGGCTCTTTCTCTTGGGTTTGCGCTTGCTGCATTTCATTCTTTTCTTCCTCTGTCATTTGAGACGGTGGAATAACGCCAGACTGTAATAACTGCCTGCGGACTCTTTCAGCGGCTAAATCAACGCCTGGGGCCGCAATGTTTTTAAGTTGTATGTCTGCAGTAATCTCAGCGAGACCGGGTATAACCCTAGATAACTCATTAAGCGCCGCTACAGTCTCCTGCTGGCGATTCTTGAACGCTGGGCCAACATCACACACTACATCATACTTACCTTGTGACAAGTCATTTAACTTAACTTCAGTGCGGGTTTGCATATCCATAACTGTTTTGTTGATATCGATAAGCTCATAGCTGCCATCCTCATTGATAATGCGCTTTTGTGCTGTCGAGTCATAAAGAAGCGGAATAGATTCAATTAAAACTCTAGCTGTTGCGCATATAGCAATCTCCTGAGCTTTAAAGTATTTTATCGTGCCAGTATCAGACCGAGAATTAAGCGCATCAATAGCAACACCCGAAAGCGTCTTGTCTATATCGCCGTTCTGAAGAGGGGCGCGTGCCGAACTTGTAGATATGTCATCAAGTGAATTTTGTGTCGCTTGCTGTAGGCCGGGCGATATTGAGGGGCCGCCTGTTCGTATTGGTGGGCCAGGGTTTTCCATATCTGGAGTAAATAGATACACCCTTTGAGGGCTAACGCTCATGTTCTCCGCTGCCATCCGGTCATTCGGGTTTGATAGCTGCTTGCGGCTTGCCCATGTTACATCTGGAGGCGATAAAGCCACGTCCTCTATCTCTCTAGAACGCGTATAATTATAAGCACGCTGGGCGTCCATAAGCTTCTCAATAGCGCCGCGATAAATAACCTTTCCCTCTCTAACCTTAAAATTGCCATAGGTAGGAATTATTGGAAGGCTTTTAAATACAGTCAACTCTGGATCAGTTAAGAAATCGCTAGCATCAAATAAGCGACTGTAAACCCTAACGCCTTTTTTATTCTTGCGCCGCTTTTCTGTAATACCTTGTTCTGCAAGCTCATCAACAACTTTATCGTATTCGTCATTAACCTCATAAACGGAGCCGTCACTCATTTGCGCGATCTCTTTCATCTCATCATCTTTATAAATCACACGGCCAACAGTGATAAACTCCGGCTTATTCTCATAAGATGACCAAGGCTTATCATCGCCAATTGACATTTTACTCCCATCGGGAAATCTTTCCTCATACTCGTCTGGCGTTATATCCTCAAGCACAAATACAAAGCGAGCATCTCGCATATCTTGCTGAATAGCTCCAGAATCAAACCAAACCCTATCCTCAAATCCGGGTATCCACTTGATCATAAAATCTTGATCGAACGAATCACCATCAACATAATCAACTACAATTTCCCAGCCGCCAATACCGGCTGCAACCATTTCGCGGCCAGCCTGATTATATACATGGGTGGAATTGCTGATAGCCTCAATATTGCGGATCAAACCATCATACTTGGCTGACAATTCTTTGCTTGCGCCACCTCCGATAGGTCGAACCTTGATATCAAAATCAGCCCCCTCCATCTCTCCCGCGATACCATCGACAACAGGATTGCATTTGTCGAATGTGTAACGAGGCCGCCCACTCATGCGCTGTATTATTTGAGGCTCCCATTGGCCATCCCGCTTATCAAGAAAGTCGTGGGCCTCTCTAGCAAACTCACGATTGTCTGTCTCAGCCTCCTGTGAA